AATACGGTTCTCGCAGATCTTCGGCGGGGGCCGTTTTTAATTTGCAAAAATGGTGTTGACAGACACAATAATACATGATACCATGTAGGCAGAAAGAAAGAAAAACCCACAAGAGGGAAGGAGAATAGAAATGAAAGAAGTCGAAAAGATGACAGCTGAAAAGTTAATTAGTAGATACGGAATAATCATTCCGGCAGGGAACGAAAAGAAGATCCGCACCACAGCAATATATCTGTTGAAAAAGGACGGAGACAAAGCAGAGCGCGCGATAAAAGCGCACGCAAAGGAAATCTACAACATTCTGAAGGCCCGCGAAGAAGCTGAGAAAAAAGCGGACGAAGAACGCAAAGCAAAGAGAGACGCAATCCCTGGTTTTAAAAAGGTATTGGCTGCATACGCCGATATTTGGAAATATTCGGACGAGTGGGAAGACTCGTTTGAAGACGTTGGCGGGCTGGGTGTTCGTCCGGCGCCGAAGTACAATTTCAAAGAGATGCGGAAAGAATATCCGCAAGCCTTCGCCTACATTAGAGCAATGAACATGGAAGAAAAATCCGGTCTAGAAACGGTTGCCCGCGAAGCCATGGAACAGATCTTAAACGGAAACTGGGAGCAGGCCGTTGAGAATATGAACAAGGCCGAAGAAGCCGAAAAGAAAAAAGAAGCAGAATATCTGAATAGTCACATGTGGGATTGATTCGTTCCAGATCGTACCACAAACAATCATTAACAGACAGTCATTGCCGGCATCGGCAGTGGCTGTTTTTTTGTTGTCCGGAAAAATGCCATGCCAGCGCGCGCGAAGGAAGAATGGCAAAAACAGTCGGAACATGGTATCATTAGTCCGTAACAGTTAGGATTCGGAAAAGTCTGATAACCACGGTAATTAGTATAGATATATAGATATTTATTATATTATTTATATATTTATCTATATATTCTATACTTATTATCATCTTAGACATGTTCCGGAAATGTTCCGACTGTTCCGACATTTTTCAAATTTTCCTATTTTTCTAAACATTTTGGCATTTTTCGGACCGGAACGAGCAGAAGGTAAAAGCGAACCGTGAAAGACGAAAAGAAAACAGAAAATATCAAAAAAGAAGATTCTCCACAAAAAAATATCTTCGATATGTCACGGTTTCCGAAAAACGAAAAGGGACGCTATGTTGTGCCGGATGAGTTTTTAGAAGAGCATTACCGTGATCTACCAGATGGTACAGTTAATCAGTCGTCTACACGCATGGTCTATTGCGGCGGCGTCCTTTCAATGCTGCAAAAGGGGGAATCTACAGATATACAGAAGGCAGGAGGACACGCACTTCAAGCAAAGCTAAAGCAGCGCCGTACATTTGCCGAAACATTACAGACGTTGTTAGCACAACCATCAAAAAGCGTAAAAGGTGTAGATACACAGACCGAATTACTTCTAGCAGCAGTAAAAGGCGCGGCAGAAGGCAACCCAAGGCTGCTAGAATTCATTCGGGACACAATCGGGCAAAAACCTGTTGACCGGTCCGAAACCGAAATTACAGGCGCGACACCTGCGCAGATGGCACTAATAACCAATGTCTACAACCGCTTGCAGGGTGCAGAACAGGGCGACGGGACTTCCGATCGGTTCGATGCAGACGCAGGGCCGGCGCGGATCGCAGACGCAGGCGGACCCGATGATCGACCGGAAAATGCATAATCATAATGCAGATATGCATATTTAGCCGTAATCTATGCACTTGTTACCATAAAACACATAAAACAGGCATTTCAGGCCGAAAAACAGCTCCAACTGTTCGCTAAAGAATTGTTTTGCGAATAGTTGCGGTGCTTCGCTATCTGGTGCCACATCGGGCCGCTGTTCCTTCCGTTATGGTAGGGCGGCGGCCTTCCTGCTGCCTTCTGTGTGTCCTGCTGCCCGTTCCGGATCCTGGATCATACAGACCTGATGATCTTCTCCCTTCCTGCTATCCTTCATCAATACATATAGGTGTATTTTTTTCTTTTCTATCTTTTTTTGTATGTATATCTATTCTTCTGTCTATATCTATATCTAATCTTGTATATATATTTATATATATATTTATATATAGATTAGTATCCACCTACCCCCTATACCATAAGACGTGCGTCTCCATCCCTACTATATTTGCCATACAAAATTTTATATTTTTTTCAACTCTATATAATATATCTATACCATATCACTTATTCACTTCAACACGGTATTCAAACCAGTAGTAATTAGTGGCTGAATATAGTTTCTGGTATCTGCTCAATATCTACTCAATATCTACTTGCATATAAGCAATTTGCGTTTTGATACGATTTGATTCGTATCACTAGGTTGCAAATAAGTTGCAAGTTCTCTAAGTAACTTGCCAAGTTAGCAATATGAAATTTGTCAAAAAAACGTGCCATTTAGACGCGATTCAATGGCAGGCACCAAGTTACCGGCTGCGCCAGAATATTACAGCGAAGGCCATTGCACGCACGCGCTCACAAGGATTGTGACATGGCGGACCTGATGCCCGTGATGCCGGAACAGATATATTCATGAAAGACAGATAAATACAACTAATATTGTGAATTATCAGAAAGAACATGCTATAATTTACGCATGGAAGCAAAGGAATGGGAAACAATCTATAAAGCGGAGCTGGATTATGTGCGAGACAATCCGGAATATTTTGTCCGGACGTATGGTCACATTGAAAACAAGGACAGTGACGAAGTAATTGTTCCGTTCAAATTGTGGAAGGCGCAGGCGCAGGCATTGCAGGATTTCCGGAGCTATCGCCGGTGCATCGTGCTGAAAGCAAGGCAGCTTGGTATTTCGTGGCTGGTGCTTCATTACGCGGCGTGGAAGATGCTTCAGCCAGGAAAGACGATCATCGGCATGTCGCAGGCAGAGGATCAGGCCAAAGAGCTGATACGGCGTATGGCCTTCGTTATTCTGAAGTATATGCCGTCGCTTCTCCAGCAAAAAGGGAACCTTGAACCCGGCTGGAAAGGAATCTGGTACGAGCAGACAGCGCTGACCGTAACAATTCATTTTCCCGGCAATTATCCGGACTCAAAGATGGCGTGCTTCGCTTCTTCGGAGAACGCGCCGCGATCCTTTACAGCGGATCTTCTGATATTTGACGAGTGGGCTTTCCAGCAATTTGACCGTCAGATCTGGGCTGCTGCATATCCCACAATCAATAGAGCACACTCTGGCCAGGTTATCGGAGTATCAACCATTAAGCGCGGTTCTCTGTTTGAGGAGCTTTGGACGAACCCTGCGAACTCTTTCCGGAAGATTTTCATTCCCTGGTATGCGGATCCCTCCCGAGACCAGCACTGGTACGAAGAAACGAAAGCAAACCTTTCCGATCCTGCACTTATGACGGCAGAATATCCCGCGTCGGAAGAGGAAGCACTGACCGTACCTGGCGGAGCGTTCTTTCCAGAGGTTACGGACGAATCAATTCTTAGCGATGAGCCGCTTCACGGCAGTCTCAACACTTATGTATCGTTCGACTATGGCCTTGATATGCTGGCGGCGTACTGGATACAGCGCGATGCATACGGGAACGCGCAGATTGTGCAGGAATATTGCAAGTCAAACCTGACGATCGGCGCGGCCGCACAGACGATACTTGACCTTAGTCGGGATTATGATGTCAGACAATTTCTTGCACCTCCGGATCTTTGGAACAGGGGGCAGGAATCCGGCAAATCGAGAGCAATTATCTTTCAGGAAAACGGGCTGAACCTGACAAAGGTCAACAATGATATCGCGGCAGGATGTTCTGCAATAAAGGAATACCTGAAGCATCCGGAAGGCGGAAAAGGCAGGCTGACGATCTATAAAAATTGCGCTCCGGAGCTTCTCCGGTGTTTAAAGAAGATACAGCGAGACGACAAAAAGCCGAACATTTACGCGAATAAGCCGCACGATCTGACGCATTCCGTTGACGGTCTTCGTTACTGGTGCGTTTACTGGACGCTTCCCGCAGAATCGGAGACAAACGCGAAACACATTCATTGGCGTCCGGATATGTGGGAAGACTACGACAACGCGAACGCAGAAGAACAAGCAATGCTCATAGAGCGATGGGGCGAACCGGATTAATATGCCGAACGGATTTTGGAGAAAAATTAAGAATATGGCAGGAAGAACGGTAAGAAGCATAGCTGAACCGGAACCGGCAAAACTGAAAGAGTGGAAGCAGCGCATGGAAGACGCGAGAACCCTTTACGGGGATGAGCGCGCAAAAATGCGTCTTTTTACGGATTATTACAACGGTACCAGGGATGTGCAGGACAACCCGAATACGGGAGATCCGGCGTCAAAAAGAGCAACTAATGTCCGCAATATTGTCTATGAGCTGATTGAGTCGCAGGTTGACTCCAGCATTCCAATGCCAAAGGTTCACGCAATTCATCCGGAAGATGACGA